CCGAGATCACTCGATTTTATGCAACCGGTTTGGCAACTGATGCAGAACAAATGTTCTTTGATCAAGCATTGCGAAACTATGCCGCAGTAACACAGTCAAATCCAGTTATGGCCAAAAAGTTTGCCACGCACATTCACGAAATTGAAACCAAATACCATGCAGACAAAACTGGACAGTTTGCCAAATTATGGCCAGAACTTACACCACTAATGGATAATTAATAATATGTCAATCAGTCCAGAAGGCGTGTTAATCAAATCCCCGCACCGTCGGGAAACATTTACAGAAGATCAGTTGACTGATTTTATGCATTGTGCTGACGCAGACTCTGGCCCATTGTATTTTATGGATCACTTTTTTTATATTCAACATCCCACTCGCGGCAAACTGTTGTATCACCCATTTGACTATCAAAAACGATTGATTGCAACATATCACAATTATAGATATTCAATATCAATGATGCCTCGTCAAACAGGTAAATCAACATCGGCAGCAGGATATTTACTGTGGTATGCAATGTTTGTGCCTGATTCTACCATTTTAATTGCTGCTCACAAATACACAGGCGCTCAGGAGATCATGCAACGTGTGCGATACGCATATGAACTATGCCCAAATCACATACGGGCCGGAGTTACCAGTTACAACAAAGGGTCAATAGACTTTGACAACGGTAGTCGTATTGTAAGTCAAACCACAACAGAAACAACCGGCCGGGGTATGAGTATCTCGTTGTTGTATTCAGATGAGTTTGCATTTGTTAGACCCACAATTGCTAAGGAATTTTGGACCAGTATTTCGCCCACACTGGCAACTGGTGGTAAAGCAATTATTACATCAACCCCAAATTCAGACGAAGATCAGTTTGCGTTTTTATGGAAAGGCGCCAATAAGACCATGGACGAACATGGCAACAATACCGAACTTGGAATAAATGGATTCAAAGCATTCCGCAGTTATTGGGAGGAACATCCAGACCGAGATCATGCCTGGGGAGAACAACAACGAGCACAGCTGGGGGAAGATCGATTTCGTCGTGAGATGAATTGTGAATTTATTATAAATGATGAAACGTTGATTGCTGCCACCACATTGATTGATCTCGAAGGCATAGAACCTTTTAAGAAAACCGGGCAAGTACGATGGTATGCCGATCCAAAACCTGGATCAATTTACGTGGTTGCATTGGATCCTAGCCTGGGCACAGGTGGAGATCCCAGTGCCATACAGGTATTTGAAGCAGGCACAACAGAACAGGTAGCAGAATGGCGCCATAACCGAACCACAATTCCCGAGCAGATACGTATATTGGCAGATATTGTAAATCAATTGCACACTGTGGTTGGTGACGATAAAATGGTCTATTACTCAGTGGAAAATAACACCATTGGTGAAGCTGCCTTGATCAGTATTGCGGAATTTGGTGAAGAAAACATACGTGGATATTTCTTGAGTGACTCGGCCAGTTCCGGCGGTGGCCGCAGATACCGCAAAGGATTTAACACCACAGCCAAAAGTAAGATTGGTGCATGCAGTAAACTCAAGCACTTGGTAGAAACGCATAGAATGAGTATCCGTAGTAAACCGTTGATTTCTGAGTTAAAAACATTTGTTGCAAATGGTGTAAGCTATGCTGCCAAGCCTGGAGAAACTGATGATTTAGTAATGAGTACCATTCTTGCTGTACGCATGCTACAAATGCTACAAAGCTATCATCCTGAACTGGATGCACACTTGAAAGACCACGGCGACAATATAATTGAACCTTTGCCGTTTGTCTCTATGATGCGTTGATACTAAATATACAACTATGGCACAAGAACTCACAATTGAACAAAAACTAAACGATTTGTTAGAAACACATAATTTCCATCCGGAAATGCTGGGCAAGGATGGACGTCCTTGCAAAGATGCTTCAACTGCCAAAACATTTAGTTTTGATTATGTTGGAGAGTCTGGTAAAAATTATGGCACCATGGTAGTGATTCTTGGAGATGATAACGAGATGTTTATCATGTACGGTGACAATCTTGGCAAAACCATGGAAGATCACAGTGATCGTAGTGAGTTTTTTGAGTTCCAACAAACTCTTATGACTTTGGCCAATCGCAATCGATGGCATGGCACGTTGACTGATCTCAGCAAACTCAAACATGTGCAAGCTGGTATTGCTGCTATCACCGAAGGATTGTTTGAGGGATATTATGGCAACAAACGTGTGAGTTATGCCGGAGAGCCTACCGAAGCACGACTCATGCTCAAACACAATCGAGTGTTAGGTGAAAACGATGCTCGATTTCGCTATGTGGAAAGCATTTTTATTGAAACAGCAGATGGCGAACGTTTTAAACTTCCATTCACCAACTTGGGTGGCGGGCGTGCCATGCTAGAACATGTGAAACAAGGTGGCAAACCCTACGATATACGTGGCAATCATATTTGCGAGATGGTAGGAGAACTTAAAGTATTGACTCGGTTCAATCGAGCCAGTGCCAGCAGAGTCATGGAAGGTGTCACACAAGAGATTGCGGAACAAGCCAAAACATATTATAAGAATTTGCGTGAACATATCAAACGTATGAGTACGCATAGGGGGTATTCTACATACTTTGAATCCTGGCATCCTGCAGAATCATTGGAGCATGAAGAGTTGGTAGAAGACATCAAGACCATGTTTATCGAACAAACATTGGACACACGGATTGAAGACGCATTGCCATTGCTGGCAAGAATAAAACAAGGAAACGTTATGAAAGAAGCTGACATATTTGAATCATGGATAGACCACCTGTCTGAAGGCACATGGAATTTACCCGAGACTCCGGAACAATTGGACAAATTAAAACAGTTGATGAGTAACGAACTCATAGTGGGTCCAGATGCCACCAATGCCACAGAACAATTGTATGACTTGGTAGGTGATGATATCTTGTTTGATAGACTGAGTGCATTGGCCGACCGTGATCCACGTGCCAATGCCTGGGATGACACTGAAGTCATGAGTCGCTTGAGCGAACTGGGTATTCAAACACCCGAACCAGGTACCATGGCTGAACCTGATCCGATGGCAGCGCCCGATACTGGTCAACAACCACCTGTGGCGGAAGGCTATTACAAAGATCCTGACTGTGACGATGAGTCAGCAGAAGATCGAGAAGATAAAAAAGATAACGAAAAACGCCGTCGAGAAGAAGAAGGTGTGGCGGAAGGTGAAAACTTTGCAACCTTTGAAGACATACACAGCCTAACCAAACTGGCTGGTATACCGGTGGCCGAAAGCCGACTGATGGATGCCGCCGGCGAAACTATTGATCACGTACTCAATCGGTTCAAACACGAAGTACGAAATTTTGAAGCCACCGGCGACCTTGACGATTACCTGTATCATGCCTTGGAAGACTACTACAGCGACAACGGTGACATGCCGTATGGCGTAATGAAAGACAGAACTGGTGATCCGTATAAATGGGTAAGTGACCGATTGGCAAAACATCTGGGCATGAATGAAGGCGTACTTGGTACCGTGGGCGGTGCCATGCTGGGCAGTGTGATGGGTCCAGTTGGAGCAGCAGCGGGTGCAGTAGGCGGACAAGAACTGACCAAAGGTGGCTCTGGCATTGTTGAAGGTAGTTGCAACCAAACCATGGAAGGCGAGTACTGTCCCGAGCATGGACTCATGGAATGTGGAATGGCAGAAGGTGCCAATGACACTACTATGGGTACTCTTGGCCAAACGGTTGGAGCAGCCATTCCAAAACCTAGTGACTTTGTAGCAGGATTTAAGAAAACATTTGAAGATCGTGAAAGTGACGTGCTGCTGGCCCGTATAAAATCACTGGCATTGATTAGATGATTTAGATACAAGCTGATCAAAGGTGTCAAGACCAAAACAATTGATTTCCGACCATTGGTTGGCAATGGGGGTTACTTCACTCATGGTATCGTAAATTTGGTGTTGTGTCATAGTTTTTGTCTACTGCGTTAGAGCAAAAAAAGGCAAAATTTATGTCGTTTGCTATTGCTCTGCTAAATAAATTCGTATACAATACAACTTGTATGCACAGGCAACATACAATCTAAGTAATTTAGATAGGCATTTAACATAGGCAACTTTAGGAGAATATACTATGGCATCATTAGCAGACATCAGAGCACGACTACAGGCAGCAGACAGTACCAAAGGCGGACAAGCCGGCGGAGGCGATAAAGCAATTTATCCGCATTGGAATATGGATGAGGGTAGTTCAGCACTACTTCGATTCTTACCCGACGGCAATACAAAAAATACATTTTTCTGGCAAGAACGAGCAATGATTCGTTTGCCCTTCAACGGCGTCAAGGGAGAAATGGACTCAAAACAGGTCATGGTACAAGTACCTTGTGTTGAGATGTGGAACGAGATTTGTCCAATATTGGCCGAAGTTCGCACCTGGTTCAAGGACAAAAGTCTCGAAGACATGGGTCGTAAGTATTGGAAAAAACGCAGTTATATTTTCCAAGGATTTGTACGAGAAAACCCAATGGGTGACGACAAAATGCCGGAGAATCCAATTCGCCGATTCATCATTGGCCCACAGTTGTTCACCTTGATCAAGGCAGCCTTGATGGATCCGGAACTGGAAGAATTGCCAACAGACATGTTGCGTGGCCTGGACTTCCGCATTGCCAAAACACAAAAAGGTGGCTTTGCAGACTACAACTCCAGCAAATGGGCCCGTAAGGAAACTGCACTGACCGAAACGGAACAGGCAGCAGTCACAGCACACGGTTTGTTTGACTTGGGTACATTCTTGCCCAAGCATCCAACAGACGTTGAGTTAAAAGTTATCAAAGAGATGTTTGAAGCAAGTGTGGATGGCAAATCATATGACACAGAACGCTGGGGTCAATACTTCCGTCCTGCTGGAGTTACCGCACCGGCTGGCAGCGCCACCTCTGGTGACGATGATACACCGGCCACAAAGCCAGTTGTAGCAAGCAAGCCATCACCAGTATTGTCATTTGAAGATGATGTTGCTACTGCCGAGGCAGCAATTGGTGCAAGCAAGCCTGTTGGGCAGAATGCACAGGATATCCTGGCTTTGATTAGATCTCGACAAAAGCAGTAAGCAATTGCATCACACAGAGGGGCAACCCTCTGTGTTCTTTCATAATGAAAACATCTAGAGATATTGCTAAAGAGAACAATATGACATTAGATGAATTACAAAAAATCATGAATTATATAAAGGATAAAACAAATGGGTAAACCTTTTGATGTCTCTCGTTTCCGCAAGGAAATTACCAAATCAATCGAAGGATTGAGCATTGGTTTCAATGATCCAACTGATTGGATATCTACAGGCAACTATGCCTTGAACTATTTAATATCAGGCGACTTTAATCGAGGCGTGCCATTGGGCAAAGTCACTGTGTTTGCCGGAGAATCAGGTGCCGGCAAAAGCTACATCTGTTCCGGCAACATCATTAAGAACGCACAACAACAAGGCATTTATGTAGTGCTAATTGACAGTGAAAATGCACTGGATGAAAAGTGGTTGCATGATCTTGGCGTAGATACTAACGATAGCAAATTGTTAAAACTGTCAATGGCCATGATTGATGATGTGGCAAAGACCATTAGCACATTCATGAGCGACTACAAAGCATTGGCAAATGGTGAACGACCAAAAGTGTTGTTTGTGATTGATAGCTTGGGTATGTTACTTACCCCGACTGACGTAAATCAATTTGATGCCGGCGATATGAAAGGTGACATGGGTCGTAAACCCAAAGCACTTACTGCATTGGTTCGCAACTGTGTCAACATGTTTGGCAGTTACAACGTAGGGTTGGTGTGTACCAATCACACTTACGCTAGTCAGGACATGTTTGATCCTGACGATAAGATCAGCGGTGGGCAAGGGTTTGTTTATGCAAGCTCAATTGTTGTTGCTATGAAGAAACTCAAGCTCAAAGAAGATGAAGATGGCAACAAGATAACCGATGTCATGGGTATACGTGCAGCTTGTAAAGTGATGAAAACTCGTTATGCCAAACCATTTGAAGGTGTGCAAGTTAAAATTCCTTACGAAACTGGAATGAGTCCTTACTCTGGGCTAACCGACTTGATTGAGAAGAAAGCCATGCTCAAGAAAGAAGGCAACAGCTTGGTTTTTACCACAAGTGACGGAGAGATTATCAAGAAGTTCCGCAAGGCCTGGGAACGCAACGATGATGGATGTTTGGATGTGGTTATGAAAGACTTTGATCATCAAAAGTCTGAGGTAAGTATTGCAGAAGGAGAAACTGAATGAGTGAACTAGTGGCAAGTGAAATTTGGTCAGAACTCAAGCGTTATGTAAACACTGTGGATCGGGCAGAAGCTGCAGAAACTATTGTGGCAATCTTGATTGATCATGATGCAACAGTGGACAATATTAAAGATGCATTCAAAGGAGATGTTGATATCAAACGTGCATTAACAACATATTTGGACAATGACAAAAGTTATGAGGACGAGGAGGAAGAGGACGAGGAGGAAGATTATAACGAAGAAAACTGGGAAAATTAATGGCAAAAGTTTTTGAAATTCAAGACTATTATTGCGCTATGAAATTCAAATTCTTAAAGATTGACTTAGAGTCAGCTACCACTTACAATTGTCATGCCGCTAGACCACATGATGTGGATTTTGAGTGGCTAGCAAAAAATCCTAATAATTTGTTTAATACTGATATCAATGTTGCTGAACGGCAAATGATGTTGGAAAATAAACGCAATTCAAGTTGTGAACAAAATTGTTGGCCTGCTGAAGAACAGGGAGTACTTAGCCATCGGCAACAACAATTTGGATTTAACCGCACTCATACCAAAGTTAACAATCTTCCAGAAACCATTGATTTGACCATTGGTGCCGATTGTAATCTCACCTGCAGTTATTGTTGTAAAGAATACTCAAGTGCCTGGCGTAGAGATATTATTACCAATGGTAATTATACAATTGCCGACGATAATGGCAGATTTCAAGCAACTAATAAAGATCGGATTCTTTTAAACATAAGTCAGTCTGAATTGAAGCACAGCAGCCGATATAAACAATTGATGAAAGAAATTGAACTGGCGGCCCCTACATTAAAAAGATTAATAATTACCGGCGGAGAACCCCTGCTGGATAATTTTCTTGTCAGCACACTAACAAATTTAAAAATGTCCGATCAATCAGTGATTGAGATGTATACCGGACTTGGGATGAGTAACTCGAGAGTTGAGCATGTGATAAATCAGATTAAACACATTGCTAATTTAACAATAATTGTAAGTGCAGAAACTGTTGGCAAATATGCAGAGTTCAATAGATATGGAATAAAATGGCAAGATTTTTTGCACAAAGTTGAGATATTAAAAAAACACAAAATTAAAATTAAATTTCAAGCTACTATTACTAATTTAACTGTTTTTGGATTTGCTGAGTTTTACAAATTGTTTAACAATGATCTTGTTGAAATTGTCCAGGTTCAACAACCACCCATGATGTCTGTTCATATAATAGATAACGATAGTAAACAATATTTAAAAAATGACTTAGAGACATTACCGTTAATTATTTCACAACCAATATTACATTCTCTACAAGCAACTCCTACTGATATACAAAGAACAAATATTCGAAATTTTCTAATACAGTTTACTGAACGCCGTAAAGATTTAAATTTGAATATATTTCCAAAAACTTTCTTACAATGGTTGGAGATTGATCATGTGGTATAGTCGCGTGGTTGCCAATCTCGCCACAATTCCTGATTTTATAGCACATTACGAGCGTGAGCTTGATGATGCAAAAAAAGACTGCAGGATTGGCGGCGTTGTAGAGAAAAATATCACTGCATTACCCGGGCTGACAGAGCATAGATTCAATCAATTGCAAGAAATCGAAGCCATACTTAACCATCTCAATATTCAGTTGCGTAAAATACGTAGAAAACATTTTCAAAAATATCTAGAAGCATATGCGCGAGCATTGACATCAAGAGATGCAGAAAAGTATGTGGATGGTGAAGACGAAGTGATTGATTATGAAACAATAATTAACGAGGTAGCATACTTGCGTAATCGCTGGCTGGGAATCATGAAAGGCCTGGATTCAAAACAATGGATGGCAGGCCACATAGTTAGACTACGTGCAGCCGGTATGGAAGATATAACTCTTTAAACTTGACATAGAAAGAATAAAATGAAAGCAGGCAAAATTTGGGGCCAAACAGAATTACTAGAAGCTAACGGTGTATTGGAATTTCATCGTATCCAGGCAACTGCCGGCGGGGTATGTTCCAAGCATAAACACAAATTCAAATGGAATGGATTTTTTGTTGAATCCGGCCGAATGATTATTCGTGTGTGGAAAGACAACTACAATCTAATAGATGAAACAGTTCTGACTGCTGGGCAATATACCAAAGTAGCACCTGGAGAATTTCATCAGTTTGAAGCAGTAGAAGATACTGTGGCATTTGAATTGTACTGGGCCGAATTTGATCACAACGATATTGAACGTGAGACTGTGGGAAAACTTAGAGGTTCAGAATGACATTTAAAGTTTTTATTGGGTGGGATAGTAGAGAACAACACGCTGCAGAAGTTTGCCGATATAGTATACTAAAACACGCCTCAGAGCCAGTTGAAATACATTTTCTTAAACTGAAAGAATTACAAGCACAAGATGGCCTGTATACTCGAGAGCCAGATCCAGATAGTTCTACCGAATTTACATTTTCACGATTTTTAGTCCCATATCTTTGCAATTATACAGGCAAGGCATTGTTTGTTGACTGTGACTTTTTGTTCACCCATGACATTGCAGAGTTATTTGACTTGGTCACCGACGAACATGCAGTCCATGTGGTACAACATAACTATGTTCCGCCTAACACAATAAAAATGGATGGACAAACACAGCACCAGTACCCAAGAAAAAACTGGAGCAGTCTCATGTTGTTTAACTGCGCTCATCCAGATTGTGCAGTATTAACACGAGATATAGTTAACACCCAAACTGGTCGATATCTACATAGATTTGAATGGACTGACAAAATTGGGAACATCAATAGAACATGGAATTGGCTGGTCAACTGGTATCACGAGCCAGTTGACGGCAAACCCAAAGCAATACACTACACCGAAGGTGGCCCATGGTTTCCTGCTTACGAACATACAGAATATGGGGCCAATTGGGTTAATATGTATAATGAATATAAAGATGTCAACCCTGCACCCGTCATTGATTGTGTTCCCCCTGACTTGCAAAAAATATTTAATAATCTTCTCAATTATCGTGTGGATCCTACAGGCATGGTGTATGGAATTACGTTGCCAATTCTAACACAACAACTGGCCGCGCTGCCGGTCAACAACATAGTATCCATAGACAGCGATGTCAACTACGAAAGAAAAGGTCACATGTACGATCCCATACTACAAAGTTTTGTGCAAGGTGCTGGAGGCCAAATCAGCAACTGGTCCAAAGAAGAATTTAATACAACGCCGGTTGTGTTGCGTGGAATTACCAAACGTAAACACATGGAGGCCTGTAAAAATGCTGGCCGAGATTTTTACTATATGGATACTGGATATTTTGGCAATGATATCAAGAAAAAAATATACCATAGAATAACACGCAACAATATGCAATGGCTTGGCGACATTATA